TCCTACAGTAAATCCTGAATTTGTCACATCTCCTGCATTCACTCCAACGTTAATTCTTTGTTTGCCATCACCAACGCCTAAAACCCTAATAAAAGTTGTAGTTCCTTCATTCTTTATCCACTCAAGAGCTGCTAAAGAAGCATAGTTTGTTGAACGTTCATAAGAAGAAATTCTAGATCCAGAAACGTAAGGTACTCCAAAAACTTTTTGAAAATCGTTTACCGCAGATAAAGTTGTTGGAGAAAATGCTGGACCTGATGGAGAAGTTCCTATAACCACTGCCGGGGCGGTTTTTATGGGAATATTTGTTGGTAATTGTAATCCAACATCTTTTGCAGAAACTCCAGGACTGTTATATTTGACTGTCATTTAAACAAACTTCTTTGGTTCATAACTATGTTGATTTTTAATCTATATGACCTAGATTCAGAATAAAAAACTAAGGGCCTCATTAAGAAGCCCTTAAAAATTCATTTGATATTAAAATGCTTGAATATATCAAACATTTTTATCAATTATTTTCATTGTACTTGTTGAAGGTTGTTGGCCACAACGAAGTCCAAGGATACGAACTCGATCGTCTTGGTGGGTTGTAAGAAGATCTTGCCACGTACAGTGTTGTTCTCAACATCTGCCTGCGTTGTCGTTGAAGAATCAATGATAACGCGGAACCTCTCAAGACCAGCAAGTGCTTGAATTCTTTGTAACCTTGGAGTAACGGCCGCGGTGAACCTTGCAAGGGTTGCTTCGCGGTTTGGTTCAAAGATGATTGTTTGTGCAATCTCGCGAACTTGACGACGAATGTCGATGAGAAGACGTCTTACGTTGATTCTATCAAGAGCTGAAGCAGATTGAAGCATCGTCTTCTGTCCCCATACCACAACTCCTCCCTTCGGATTTGTTCCTCCTCTTGTTGCAGTAGCTGGCGCATATAAAGGATTGATGTCTTCATCGTATAGGGAGTCAAGATCAGCATCTTTCAATTGAATGCTGGTTTCAAGGGTAGAAGGAAGCTCTCCTCTTGTTAATCCTGCTGGGGCAAACCATGGATATCCAAGAGAATCGTTCAATGCCAATGCTCCTATCACTGCAACAGATGGTGGAACTATGACTGAGTTTGTAGAAAGAGAAGGATCTCTCATCAACAAATCAGGGAAGTATGCAGCAGCGAATGATGTATTAAGGTTTCTTGCCTTGTGTTGAGCAACGGTCTCTGTTACTGAAGGCTTAACGTTTGATGTAATATTGATCAAGTTTCCGTCCTTGTCAACCTGCTCAATATCCATGATGTATAGAGCATCGAAACGTTCTTCAGTCGCACGAATCGCTTCATCTGTAACGATAGGGGCTCTAATTCCTGGTATTGCTAGAAGCTGAATGTCTACGTTTGTCGTATTCTTCATGACTTCAAGCGCCTTTAGATATGCAGATACATTTGGTCCTGAAGAACGTCCTCTATCTACATCGTTCATATCGGCAACAACTGCTGCGTTGTTAATCTCTGCTTCATCCTTGTCGAAGATATTAACTCCGTCAAATCCTCCTTGCATGATGAATGAGAACTTAAGGAATTTTCTATTTTGAGAGGTTGAAAGATCACTTACGCTGACGGCTCTTGTCTTTGCCGTGTCATCCGCGATTATGCCACCTTTTCTGACGTATGTAGCGTCCTTCCAATCGTCGTTTTGAGCAACAGATCCGTTTGATCCTGTTACAACTTGTATGTTCTCAAGAGTGAAAGCATTGTTACAAAATCTATCAGAATCTACGATACCGTTTTCAACAGTGTCTGCAGCACCAACGTTGCCACCAACAGCGAAATTGATATTTAAAGTTGAATGTCCTGGGAAGTGTTTCGCAAAGCTATTGAATGATTTGTCTTGCAAAACCGAACTGTTTTGTTCAGATAAGTTTGTTATATGCTCGAACTTAGCACCCCAATGGTATCTTGAATTTACTTGAGTTTGTTGTCCAGTTCCGTCATTCAAATGATTTCTAAACGGAAGAGGAGGTTCAACTGCGTTATTAGTAAATGTTGATACGCTCAAAGCGGAAGCATCAACTCCTCCCAACACTGCGAGAGGTGCAGAACCAGATGTTATTAGATGTGTAATTCCTCTAAAACCCATCGGAAGCGCAGTTGAATCTACAGATTGTTCTGAAACTGAAGTTGATACTTCAACTCTGACATATCTTGATCTAAGCGTATAGTTTCCTTCAATCACAAGCTTTTGAGCTGCATCATCTCTATCAAAGTCGTAATATGCATTAACATCACCGATGACCTTTGCGATGTATCTATCTGATGATGGATCCAAGTTAAGGCCTTCCCATCTCTCAAGAACCTTCTGGTCTATATCTGTGTCCGTCAAACTTCTTATTGCAAGGCTGAATGATCCATATTTGTTAAGAGGATCTGATGATGGAGTGATGTTATAGATTGAAATCTTAAACTTGTTCGCAATGCCAGCACCTGAATCAAGAGAATGTAGCTTGAAAAGATTCGTTGCAGCTCCACCGAACTTTTGAGAAATTACCCAAGGAGACTTGGCATTCGAGAATCTATCTCTAAATCCTTCATAGTTTGGTACGGTAGAAGATCCAACGTTTCTTGCCAAAGATGATGTCAATAAGAATACTGATCTTTCGCTTTGATTAACTGGTGCCTCTGAAACCACTCCGACACCGGTCACGGCTGCCAAAGTAGGATGAATATCCCAATGAGCTGCGAGATAATGTCCTGCTTGTTGAACCTTGTAAGGGTCTGTATTTAGAACCTTGCTGATATAATTCGCTGCAGTCACATCAAATGATGCTGTGAGTACGTTCGGATAAGAAGAATCTGTTCCTTTGTGACCATTTAAGAGCAAAGTAAACTCTTGTTTTGATGTTGTACCAGACCCTAAAACGATCGATCCAAGTGAAGTTCCCTTAGCATTTGAATCTGCACCGACCAAACCAGATCCAGGTTTACTTGAATCTAATCCTACCGCAGAAGCAGACAATCTTAAAACGACCCCCGAAGGAGCCATAAGGACGCCTCTGACGATAGGAACAGCAGTGTTTACTCCTATTCCATTAACGCTTCCAAGCCCTTGTAGACCTGCGCTGCTAAATGCACTAGCTCCAGCAGATTCCGACATAAAGCATCCTAAGAAGTATGTTCTTCCTAAAACGCCTCCTGAATTTGCATAGGTGTTTGATGACAAAGAACCATCAGAAGCTGGAAGCTCTTCACCGACAGTGAATCCTGAATTTGTTACATCACCAGCAGTTTGACCGCTAGAGACTCTTTTCTTTCCATCACCTACGCCTAAAACCCTGAGGTAGGTAACAGCAGTTGCTCTTCTAAGCCACTCTGCTACTGCCATTGGTCCGAATTTTTTAGAATCACTCTCTCCAAACTTTGCAAAGAAATCATTTAACGTTCCGTACGTCAAAGGAACAAATGCTGGTCCTTTAACTGACGTGCCTATTACACCCGCGGGAACACCTGTTGGAGATGTTTCAACTGGTCCTGTTAAATCAATTTCTCTTGTCGTTACCCCTGCGCTTCCAAATTTGAGCTGTGCCATTTATTTCGCTCCTACAACTTGCTTGATAAGTATCAAATTACATAAGAATTTTAGAATCAAACGAACTGAACTCCTGCATTTGTGACGATAAAGTCAATTGCAATGAATTCGATAGCTCTTGTTGGAACAACAACAATTCTACCATTTAAACGATTTAAGTCAACATCCTCTTGAGTGTTATTTGTTTCATTCATTACAACTTGGTACGCTTCGATACCAGCTTGTGCTTGAATGAGGCCTAATTGAAGAATTGCATCAGCTACGAACTTGTTTCTGACGGCAGGTGTGTTTTGTTCAAACACAATTCTATTTGCAATGTTTATGACAAGTCTCTTCACTTCAAGGAGTAAACGTCTAACATTGACTCTGTCAAGAGCAGACTTTCTTATTTGAAGAGTCTTTTGCCCGTAGATAACAAATCCTAATCTGGGGAATGTTGCAATTGGATTTATACGAGCATCATATAACCTGTCTCTATCAGAAACGTTGAGCCTAACTTCGACGTTATTAACGAAGTCCAACGCTGCTCTATTAAATCCTGCTGGAGCAAACCACGGATATGCTACCCTATCGTTGAAGCCTAACGCTCCTAATGCAGCAACGGATGCTGGAACTTTGACATAACGATTATTTGTTGCGTCATTAACATATACGTTCGGGAAATACGTTGAAACGTAATTGTTATCGAAAGACCTAGCTTCAAACGTAGCAGCAGTATTCTCTATGTTAATTCTGTTTGTAGAATCATCGTAGATACGACCGTCATTATCATCGTAGTTTGGAAGATCCATTACATACATTGACAATCCATAGTCTCTAACTTTCTTTGATGCATAGTTTGTGATATAATCTTCACGAATTCCAGGGATTGCCAACAAATTAGTGTTAACTTGTAAAGGATCAGTCATGACATCGATTGCTGTAATGTATGAATTTACTGCATTGTTATCAACACCTGTTCCTGCAAGGTTTGTCAACATGCCTGGAGATACGAACGTTGATGATGCTCCACCGAGAGGAGTTTCAAATGAAGTAGCCTTATCATTCATTCTTGCAGCAGCTTGATCAAGGATATTTAATCCGTCGAATCCACCTTGCATGAATGTTGTGAACTTAGCGAATGATGAATACTTGTTGAATTCGTAGGCTTGACCATTTGATAACAATGATGCAAACGTTATTCTATTTCCCAATGATGGATCGTTGATCGTATACGTCGTTGGATCAACTTTAGCATTTCTAATGTACGCTGCTTCCTTCATATGTGAACGAACAGTACCAGTTAATCCAGCGATCGTTCCTGCAGAGAATGCAACCTTTGACAACGAGAATTTGTTGTTATTAAAGGTATCTGCTCCAGAACCAGTCGTTAAAACATCTAGCTTCTTAATTCCGCTAAATTTTGTATAACTTTCAAGAAGAGGATTCTTAACTTCAGAAACATTTGCATTGAGAGGAACATCATTTCTTTCAAACTTGACACCCCAATAAAATTGAGGTGATGCAACTTCTTGAGGTCCTGGGTCACCGTCCCAAGCTGGAGATGACATCGGGCCTTTTGTTACTTTAAATCTAAATGGAATGGGAGGCAAGATTGATTGAGAAAGAATTCCGACAGCATCATCAGAGAACAACCCAGTTAACCTCTTTGCCGATGTTGAACCGTCTGTCAAAGAATCATTCGTCTTTAATAATTCTGGCCCTCTAAATCCGAATGGTAAGGATTTAGCTGGTATCTTCTTGTCTTCTACGTCTTGAGATATAACAACTCTTATGTATTTTGAAACGTTTGCGTACTTTCCACTTGTTATGATTCTTCTTTCTGAAAGAATATCCTGATCAAAGTCATAGGTTATCTTGCGATCGCCGACCACCTTGCCGATGTAGTTGTCAGAATCAGGATCTAAAGAACAATTCACAAACTCTTCAAGAACTGCAGGATTTAAATCCGTGTCGTTCCAATCACGAATTTGTAAATTAAACGTTCCATATTCATATGCTTCATTTTCTGAAACCTTAAGATTTGCAATTGAAACCTTATAGAGGCTGTTTGCATGAGATCCATCATCCAATGATTCAATTTGGAATAGATCGTATTCAGTTGTACCGAATGGTTGAGAAATAAAATATGATGTTTTTGGAGAAGTAAATCTTGTATCAAACGCTCCAAATGCTTTTCTAAACTCAGTTGTAGGTTCTCCAGAAACGTTGCTTGTTAATGTAGAACCAGATAATACTGCGACATAATCATCATTGATTACTGAAGCAATTTCATCATCAACTGCAAAATCAGCATATAAAAGATGTTGATATTGTTCGAATTTTTCTGGGTCTCTATTTAAAACTTTTCCAACATAATCATCGCTAGCTGGATTCATCGAAGCTGTATAGATTTTTACTCCCGGGAGCTTGTCATCAAATGCAAATGAAGAACCCAAAGTAGAAGAAATGATTAACTTGAATTTTCCACTCTTTACTTGCGCAGCATCATCGACAGTTGTTGCTCCAACAAATGATGCAGCAGTCTGTTGATTGCCATCAAGAACCATCATTCTTGAACCGGAAGCCAACATGACAACTCCACGAACCAAGTTGACGTTTGTCGCGCTAGTTCTAGAATCATTGTCTGTAAACATAGGCATTCCATATGCTTCATTGGTTTGAAGGGTATGGTCTGCAACCAAGAATTGAACTGCTCCGTTCGCCCTAGCCTTGTCGTCATGAGAAGCCACGGAACCTTCAAGCTTAAATCCAGCGTTTTTCACTCTTCCGCTAAGAGCAGTAGCGCTTATGTCTGTGGCTGTCTTGTTTGCTCCAGCGCCTAATACTCTCATATACGTTAGAGCTGTTCTGTTCTTTAAAAACTCGTTTACTGCATAAGGACCAAACTTTTTTGGATCTAAATTTCCAAATATGCTAACGAATTCGTTGAAATTAGCGACTGTAACGGGGACGAATGCTGGTCCCTTATTCGATGTACCAATTACGCCAGCTGGAACCCCCACTGGTCCTCCACCAGGGGGTGCTTTTAATTCAATTTCTCTCTCAAAAAAACCAGGAGACCTAAAAACCTGCTCAGCCATTACCTTGCTCCTTCATGCGAAATAAACTTCTCTTATAAGTATTAAAAAAAAATCAAAAAATAAAAATCAATCATCCTCACCTGAAATATGGTAGGATAATCCGCCTAATAATGCATCAACAGTCAAAGGAACAGGAGTTGATCCTATTTGAGAAGCAGGCTTAATCACAGATTCTCCAGATGCTTGATTCACTGGATAGACCCTAACATAACCTCCATTAGGAGTTTTTCTATAAACAGGTTCAAATTGATACGTCTGAGGTATTCTCATCCTTCTTGCAGGATCTTCAGATAATGTTGCATCTTTAGGATCATACAACAACGTTCCGTTTGTATTTCTTTGATCTATTCTTCTATTTGCTGCATCAGCCAATGGAAGAGTCGGATCATCAGAACCTAGAAAAGGATTTGTGATTAAAGATCCAGCTTCATTGTTAATGACTCCTCCAAGGACATTAGTTTCAAATGAAATGATTGGAGAAGAAACATATCTCTTAATCGGAACTCCTTCATTTGCATATTGTGATGCAAAAATGTAGGCTTTAACATTCACTGTAAATTTATATTTGATGACTCTTTCTTCTTGGCCCAATTCATCCAAATTTGATTCAGGATCATAAGAATTATTGTTTACCGTCGCCAAGAACCAGTATCCTTTTGGCGTATCTAATTTCCATGAATTTGCTTGAGGAAGAAATGAAGAAACAAGCTGTTCTAGCAGCTGATTCATGTGTTGGGTATATTGAGTCCACATCGTTACATCATATGTGACGTTATAAAATTGTGGAGATGGAATGACTATCGTTTCATAGATGTTATTGTCTTTTATATCAGCAAGCCATGCACCGTCTTGTATGATTTGATCAGAAGAATCTTCTCCAACTTTCCTATCAGTTAACAATTGATCATCAATATGCTCAAGAGATGGGTTCGTCGCAACGTTCTTTTGATTCCTTAACAAAAATCTGTTGATTAAATTTTGATAACCTCTGTCAGATTTATCTAATCTTCTTTTGATTACAATTTCGCCAGTTTGTTGATTGATACCTCGACCAACAATATCAGATGAAAAATCCTGTGAAATTGAAGTTCTAGAAATCGTCAAAAGAGGAAGTATCAAAGAGTTATTCTTGTCTCTTAAAGCTCCTTTTTTCTTTAGGATAGCCCACTTTTCTCCAGTAGCAAAGATGACAGGAACCTTTTTAAAATCTGAATTATCTCCACCTACCTGTAACTTAATCTCATTTTCAAATAATTTAAATAAAGCAACGTCGACATCTTCTATACCAACTGAAGGTATGGTAAGATCAGCAGCGCCTTGATGGGAGTTTAAATTGATGCCTGAAACGCCAAATCTCGTTTTGCTATTTGAATTAAATCTGGTTGGCATGTTCATTCCTCATCATAAAATGCGCTTCCTGCTCCTGTAGAATCGCCAGCTGGAGATACTTGTTTTGGCCCAGTCAACGGTTCATCTAACACTCCATTCTTAATAAGATCCCTAACGTCTCCTGTTTGATCTCCATTAGAATCAGTTGTTGCGCCTCTTTGTTGTACAAATGTTGTTTGAATTGCATCTGAATCTGTGTACTTGATGTCTGTAGGACCGTTTGTAAGAGCCTTGAATTGACTTTCACGAACTCTTGTTCCGATTAAAGATACACCATCTATGTTTTCTGCCTGTCCATAGATTGTGCGCATGTACTTATATTCAGTTATTTCATAGAAGATTGCGCCGAAAGAAAAATAATCTCCGATTGATGGATTAATTCCTTTTTCAACCATGTCTCTATGTTGTATGTATACTTCAAGAGTAAATTGAGTATCAACTCCAAACTTATTGATTTTTGTCTCTGTTTGAAACTCACTATTGACTAATACATCAACGACAACTGGATTATCAAAAATCTTTTGTAACGCTTCATCATAAACTTCGTGAGACTTGGTTTTTGTTTCAGAAACAGGATAATAGTAGATCTTTTGACCTATGACGTCTTTGACAATTTCTTTTGTTATATCAGAAATAAAATTTATTTCTCTTTTTGTAATAAAAAGCCTTGCCATATAAACCTTTCATCAACCGATGACGATGGACTTACCTAGCGGCATGGGGATGTATCTAAGCTGCTTTTGCATGTTTTCAGCCGTTATAGCATCTTGTTCAAGAAGTTTTGCGTGTGTTAAGTTTCCTAAGAACTCTTTCATTTGAGTCGTTAGCTTGTCTTTGTCTTCTCTGCCTTGAGAAATTAATTCTCCACCGTTTAATGTCAATTCAGCATTAGGAATTGGTATTGAAGAAAACTTTGAACGAATTAATCCAAGAAGCTCTTTACACAATGCTAATGTATATTGCCTAATCCATTGTTTTCCAGGTTGGTTTATCGTTACAAATGGTATGTTTTCAAATGGTATATTGTTTGGTCCTGATATTCCATAAATTGAATCATCAGCATACGCTGTTGGACTCAACGGGTTATGTGGCTTCATTAGTTTTATAAAAAGTTTTCCTGTTTGCAGATTAGTAGAAGGAACTGGATATATTCGTAAATTGCTTCCAATTATTTCATATGAATAATTGGATCGTCTAACTCTAAATGCAGTTTCTAACATTCCTCTTCTTAGGACATCTTCAAACACCGGCAGGACATAAAAGACTGTTGAATTAACATAAGATTCGTAGTTAAAATTCGTCGCCAAGAAGTTTGTTATGTTAGATGCATTCAATAAAAATTGTTGCGATGCCAAGGGTTCTAGATGAAACACTTCTACAACCTTTAATTTCCCTTTTGATCCAGAAGGTATTGTATCATAAACAACTTCTCCTTCATCATCTCCAGAAGCAACTTTAACATCCTTATAAATGTTATAATCTTGTTGACTAGAAACCAAATCAATATAACCTAACGTTGCATCGAATGAACCACCAATATATGCTTCAGTTGCATAAGGCTCGGCCATTCTAAGTAGATATTCAACAGTTCTTTTTGCGTATCTATTAGTAAGATCAGTCGACCCTGTTGGCATTCCTAAGACGTTTGTTAAGTCAGACGTTATCTTCATTTCATGAATTAAACGTGAATATTCACAACATGCTTCTTCAAAACATGCCCAAATTTCTTTTTTTGTCAATTCAACAGAAAGTACGTCATCGCCTAACTTTCTTTTAACAAATAACACCATAGAATCAGCTTCTGTTTGGAAAACTGATTCTGCATCAAAGAAACCAAACGGAGTTGGATTAATTGTATCTGCAAATGTTGTCATTTTCTATTCATTTCCTCAATGCTAAAGATGCTTAATAAAAATATGGTAGACAATAAGAACATCTCAAACATTTTTTGGCAGATAACTAGCTCGTTGATCTTGTAATCTACTTTTTTATCATTATGACAAGATTATGACAAATAGTGCATAGCCAGCGTTGTAGCGCTGTTCGCTGCTGAATACTTATAAATGCGTGAAAAAATCCGGCGTGGTGCAGGATTTACATGCAAAAACAACCAATTTAGGTGGTAAAATGGCTATATCAAAAGTTCAACAGTTTCAAATCAACGGTTCTATTTCTTCTGCTATTGACGATTCACTCGACGCAGGCTCTAGCTTAGCTGGCCAGTTGACGTTAAAAGATGATCTCAATGCACTTCGCTCACAAATGAAGCGCGTCATTGGTAAAGATGCCTGGTACTCTGCACTTGACGGTTCACAAGATCTCGCTGACATCTACGCTGCGATGCGCGTCACCGGAGCGGCAACTACCTTCCAAGGCGACATTACGGTCGGCGGAAACAACATCAAGTCTTCCGGCGGAGACGTCGCGCTGATACTTGACGATGCTGACGTGAGTGTTGCCGGTGACCTGACGGTCGGCGGAAACGACATCAAGTCTTCCGGCGGCGCGGTTGCGCTGATACTTGACGATGCTGACGTGAGTGTTGCCGGTGACCTGACGGTCGGCGGAAACGACATCAAGTCTTCCGGCGGCGCGGTTGCGCTGACACTTGCCGATGCTGACGTGAGTGTTGCCGGGGCGCTAAATGTCGGTGGCGGTTTCGGATACTCTGGTGTCACAATCTCTTCAGCTGGTAACATTCAAGCAGACGGCGATCTTACCGTCAGCGGAGAGACTAGACTCAACGGTGGATTGATGATGGACAACAACAAGTTTATGGTTGCTGATGATACTGGTAACACCACTATCGGTGGTACACTCGGCGTCACAGGAGCAACTACACTGAGTTCAGCGCTCAACGTCATGGGAGCAGCTACACTTGATAGCGTCAATGCCGGCATGCGACCGAACGGGGCCGCTGGCGTCGCAATCTCTTCGACTGGTAACATTCAAGCAAACGGCGATCTTACCGTCGAGGGAAACTCACGGCTCCTGAGCGTTGATGTCGGTGGCGGTTTCGAATCCTCTGGTGTCACAATCTCTTCAGCTGGTAACATTCAAGCAGACGGCGATCTTACCGTCAGAGGAGCTGCTGTACTCAACGGTGGCTTGACGATGGACAACAACAAGTTTATGGTTGCTGATGATACTGGTAACACCACTATCGGTGGTACACTCGACGTCGTTGGTGCTTCTACACTAGCTTCTGTTACTGTCGTAGGTGCTGCTACTGTCAATGGTGCTACTACGCTTTCAAGCACTCTAACCGCTGGTGCTTCTACGCTCAGTTCGCTAGTCGTGACGGGAAATGCGGAAGTTCAAGGCGATCTTCTTGTTCAAGGTTCATTGACGTATATCGAGACCGATAACATGAAGGTCAAGGATGCATTCATCTATCTCGCAACAGGAGCTGACGGATCAGCCGATTCCGGCCTCGTCCTTAGCAAGGGTGCTGGTTCTTCTTGGGACCTTGTGGTTGGACAAGACGGCGGAGCAGGAGAAATTATCTTCGCACAAGTTGCTCACAACGCTGATGGCACATCCCCGGCAGACCTTAATGGTTCGTCACTCGTTCCAGCTTGGCTGAGCAATGTCAAACTAGGTTCGGTTGAAGGTAGCTTGAACGGTTCATTGGCTGCTTCTGCTGCTGGCATTGAACTTACCTCTCCGGCGGGTAAGGATATTGCTATAGCTGCTACATCAGCTCTTTCGCTTGGATCAAATGGTAACGCAGCGATTAACTTCGCAGACGCAGCTCAAGCTCCATCAGGATTCTCGGCAACGACGATCGTAGGTATGCTCAATGAGCTTCGCAGCGATTTAGATGACGCTGAAACAGGTGGAAGTCTTGCAAAGGCTTCTTATACTTCAAGCGACTTCGAAGGCAACGTTCTCAGCTTCTCAGCTCAAGCAACCCTTCCTTCTGCTGATCACAAGCTTGTTGATGTTTACCTCAACGGCGTTCTTATGTCACCAAGCCGCGATCTTACGGCAATCTCAACCACATCAGTAACATTCGACGCATCGCTCGTCAGCGAGCTCACGCCAGCCGACGTGATCGTTGTTATTACACGTGGCTGATAACAGTCTAACGACTAAGACTGACTAGTCGTATGGGCCCGGAGGAAACTCCGGGCCTTTTTTTGTCAAAAATAACGTGCTGCAAAATATTTTATAACAGATTATGGATGAAAAAACAATAAAAGCAAGGGTAGATCTTCTTTCAGAGATATTGAACGAAAAGAAAAATTCATTTGATTCAATGACAGAAACGCTAAAAAAGGTAGATGGTTACGCAGTTGGATCCAAAGAAACTACAGATAAAATAGAAGATTACATAAGGAATCAAAAAAAAGAATTGAGCGATCTTGTAGAACAAGGAAAAATTCAAAATGATGTTGCAATGATGTTGTTTAAGTTTTTTAACAACATAGGATCTGTTTCAAGATCTATATCTAAAGAAGCAGAAAAGCTATTCCACTTTAAACAAGGCGAAATAATCTTTTTAAAACAAGAAATTGAAAAACTTTCTACTATAAAAACTACCCATGAAACTGTTTTATTAGAAAGAGAAAAAGAAGCAGAAAAAAGAAAAAGTTCTACCTCTGAAGAAAAGGTGGAAAAAGAACAGCCACGAGTCAGACCCGATCAAGATCCTAAAACAAGAGCCGGTAAAGCAGCAATTGATCTTGCTGAAAGAAGGAAAAAAGCCCGTGAATCCTTACAACTAAAAGAAGAAAAATCACAAAAAAAACGAGGCAGAAAACCTAAGCAGAATTAAGCAGTAACTTTAGAGTAAGTCACCAGAACTTTAGATTTTGGTGGAGGAGCCCAAAGAAAAGTTATTACTTTACTAGAAATAGTATAGTCAGCTGTAGAACCATTTCTTTCCTTTAAAACTCCATTAACGAATACCAACATTTTTGAATCATTAATGGGAGTGTATGCTAATTCAAAAGAAACGTTGGATCCATCAGTGACACCAACGGGGGTTTCATTCCATACGATGTTATCAGCATTTTGAACAAGCTGCGTGATGTTTTGGTTCAAATTCGTGACTTGAGTTAAAGCATTAAAGATGTTATTCATTTCCGGCTCTGTTGCAACTTCTCTATAAACTGGTCTTGGCCTATAATAGGAATACGCTTTTCTTACACGTGATATATCTCTTCTAGTAGCCATGACTAGATTAACTATCAGTCACAATAAAATCGGCTACTCATTAAAGTATTTTATATGCTTCAAAATGCATTCCATCAGGCCTACGAGGAAACCATCCACCCCAGTAGAATCCATGATCATAAGCAATCTCTACAAGCTCTCTTACAGATCCAACTTCACCTCTTAACGCAGGTTGAGAGCCTAACATATTCCACTGAACGTTTATGTCAAATGCTGTTGCCCATGCGTGGTTTGACAAAACAGATCTAGAACCTCTAATAAATCTAGGTACCCATGATCCGCCCCATGACATAATCAAATATTTTAATCCTGCAGCATCCCACGCAGCGAATAAATTTTGCGTTTGTTTTTCTAGCAACGTATGAATTTGAATCCTACATGAAGACGGAGTTCCTACAATTCCTGACAATTGAGGTATAAAAATTGTAGATGTACTATTTTGAATCCAGTTTCCTGTTATCGTGATTGCTTCAGGGTTGGAAAATGTTGGAGATGAAATATAAGGAAACTTACCGAATAATTTTTCACGATCAGGTATGCTTAAAGGTCCATTTGCTGGTTTTTTTGGCCAATTAGGACCATTGATATCTGCGGTCGGATCATCCATCAAGGGATACCCATATTGTAAAGCAGTTGATATTGTTTTAGGTCCTACAACTCCATCTGAAACTAATCCTTTTTTAGATTGAAAAGATTTTGTTTCTAAAAGAGTAACTTGATCAAACGTTCCGCTAACTACAATAGAGCTACTTTGATTTTGCCCTCTTAAAAAAGTTTGCCAACGCTCTACATCTTGGCCGACAGAACCTAATTTAATAACTTGTATCATATAATCACATAGAAGAAATTAACACTTGAATGGCTGTTTTTACCCTCTCTCGCAGCTCATCTGGAAGTGCCGAAAGAAGAACATACGTTTCGGGGCGAACAACGTTTTCTACAGGACCACCCATGGTTTCTGCTCCACTTTTGTTGACACTAACATTAATAAACAGCGGTGGTGATCCTACACGAACGTGAACCATCGGTTGATATAAATCTACTTTTTGCATTATCATCCTTTCAATAAACCTTGAGATTTATTCAAGGCTTCATTCATTGAAGTAAATCTACCTTTAAGTGATGACAATGTTTCTTCTAATTCAACTGAATTTTCACCTCTAGATTTAGACTCTAAAATCTTCTTCTCAAGTTCGATGATTTGAACTAATAGAATTTCTGATGATGCTGACATATTCTTTAACCTAATGTTTTTGCAACTTTTGCCGTTTCACTAGAAGAAGTTTTTTCTTCGCTAACCATATTAGCGATGACTGCCATAACTTGAGGCCAGTATTGTCCTAGCTGCGAACTACTTATGTTCGCTGATTTTGGATCAATGTCATCAATTATTGATGCTAAAAGTTTTAAATTTTTTGAAAAACCTTGAAGCGACGTTGGAGAAGATTTTATAAGATCATTCAATTGTTTTTTTTGTTGTTCTGATAATTTCGAAGTTGATTGAGCACTTGAAGTTTTTCCAACTTCATCTTCTTCAAACAAATTATTGACTTCTTTTAAAATAATCTTACGAAGTTGTGATTCAGACAAACGCATATTTACCTCTTGGTAAATATAAATATTAACAAAAATTAAACTTGTGTTGCAATCTTTATCATAGCATCTATGTCTTTAATAGATTTTTCAAGTTTTGCTTCTAAAGGTAAAATTGCTATAGGAACAACACCAGATCCATTAATCCCTTTCATTCTCCAAGAACGAATAAGTTGAAGTAATCCGTTTAATTCATCCCTTGTTTTTAATAAGGTTATTGCTACAGTCGATGGTTTAATAATCTGCGCCACGTTAACCAATATGTATGGATACGAAAGATTAACGTGGCGCAAAATACTTATTATTATTACACTTTACTGCCAGTTAACAATTCTAAAATAGTTAGAGTCTTGTCCAAAAATCCTATCCCATGATGAAGGAATATTCTCAATATCAAAATAGTGCCAAATTCTATCTGTCACTTGACCTGTGGCTACTTGTAATTCCCTATCTAGTAACCTAATATATGTGATTGGACCAATTGAGTCGCTGCCACCATCAATCATCAAAAACGTATCGACTTCGCCAGCTTCATCATGAAGAACATTTCTAAAAGAAATATTTGCATTGTCTCCTGAATTCCCAACAGAAGAATTGTTGATATGACCATTTACAGATGCTAGTTCACATAAAGATTCAGGATATATATCTCCGCTGATTTTAAGTGTATCAACAAAAGTATTGTCTTCATTATCTAACCCTAAAACGTAGTCTTCAAAAGCGCGCAATAATTCATTAACATTGTTGATGACAGGATAATTTACATCTACCATCGTTAAAGAGTTATAATGACATAATACCTTAACCAAGGACATCGCAGACTGTTTGCTAATTTGCATTTTAGTGCCTCCTATAAAAAACAAAAGGAAAGATCTTTCAACCTCTCCAAAAAAGCTAAGTCAAGAAAGCATTTAACGACGAGGCTTACCTGTATACTCATAATGACTACGAAGTAGTCTGTATAGCGTACGAGCCTCCCGGCCGCTGAACTCTACTGTCTGTTGATCAAAATCAATAAAAAATCGAGTTGAATCATTTCGAACATCAGTCGTCAAAGCAGCATTAAATCCATTATCGCGGCGAGCAGTCTCTGTACGAAGCTTACCTGTACGATCACGACGGCGGCGGATTATTGCATTCTTGTTTATCGCTACACAATTCTTTTTATTCTTTGGCATAAAATATTCTCCAATTTATTTAGATTATTTAAATGTCGGCTTGATGTTGCCGATGATATAAAAGATACTATCAGCATCATGTCGTGTACAAAAAAGAAAAATGAGAGATCTTTTCAGACCTCTCACTTAATAAAAAGAAGATATGATTACTTGATCAATCCTGCCAACTTCATCCAATGAGAATTCTCAACAATCAAAGAAGAATTATTTTTCTTTGAGATTTTGTTCAAGACGATTTTTAATGTTGATTCGTTGATCGCTCCAGCGTTAAACAAAGCGACAGCGGCTGCGCGCTGGCTGAGGCTTCGAGGAGCCCAATCTTTTCCTTTAGTAAAATCAATAAGATTAAAACCGCTTACATCTTTTCCATAAGCACTGGAAAGAGTATCATTCAATTTTCCTGCTTGATTAAGCTTTTCCACCATTCCAGAAATTTCATCAACCGCTGCCTTGTCTTTAACTAATTTAGACGCAGCATCTATTACCTTCTTTAAATCAATAACTTTTTCTTGTTTTTCATCAGGTAATGCTACGTTGTCATTGTTGATCAAATACTGAAAAAAGTCTTCTGCAAACTTTTCTGATGTCATTCCTTTTGGAAGAAGCGTTTCTTGCTCTCTAACCGTTGCAACGACATCATTGAATAAAGGATGATCTTTTGGATTTCCTTTATAAGAATCTTTTTCAACTCTTTTTGCAGTAATGTCAATATCTGTTGCTGTTTCTAGAAGGACATCTTGTAATCTTCTTCTAGAATCTGCAAGAAGAGCTTTCTTTTTCATAAGAGCATCTAAAGCTGCTACAGCTGGTTGCGTTGCAAACTGTTTGTCTTGTCCTTTAATACCCATTGAGTCCAAGAATTTTTTGGCAACTCCTGAAAGATATGATCCGCTAGCATTGACTGTAGTCATTTTCTTTACTGATTTTCCAGACTTCTTTTCGATTTCTTCAGAACTAGGTGGAGGTTCTGGAAGCTCTAATTCCGGTGAGGACGAAGGAATTTCTTCTTTCTTTTCAAATTGGTCTATTTGGTCATATAGATCATTTAAGAACGCAGCTCTGCTATTTTTCTTGCTCTTTTCTCTTAAACGGCTAATAGCAAATCCTGAAAGAAGACCGCCTACGCCGACGGCACCTGCAACGGCTGCGGCGGTGGCGGCGCCGGCGGCACCTAATACTCCTCCCGCAACCATCTTCGTTACAACTGACTTGATTGCTTTATTAACAAGCTGCTTTGCAATTATTCCT